TTGCAAGCCAAGCCAAAGTTGATGGACATGTTCACCAACGACGCTGCAATGCAAATGAAGATCAACATCGACAAAGACGTGTTGTATTCGACTTTCAACCAAGGCGACGCAGCTAACCAAGGCGCTACCGCTGGTGCGATCTCTGGTGGCTACAACCTCGGTACCGACTTGGCTGCCGTGACTTTGACTGCTTCTAACATCTTGTCTAGCATCACTGCTTTGTCAAGCGTGTTGGACGAAGCCAACGTGCCTGAGACAGACCGTTGGTTGATCATCACCCCTACAGAGCGTCAAATCTTGATGCAATCAAACTTGGCTCAAGCTCAGTTCATGGGTGACTCGTCTAGCGTTTTGCGTAACGGCAAGATCGGCATGATCGACCGTTTCACTGTGTACGTGTCGAACTTGGTTCCACGTGGCGCAGCTGGCAAGACTTGGATGAACCCAAACACTGGCACTGATGCTACTTTGACATCTGCTGTCAAGCGTCACGCTGTTATCGCTGGCCACAAGTCTGCAATCACTTTCGCTTCGCAAATCGCTAAAGTGGAAAGCCTGCAAAACCCCAACGACTTCGGTACTCTGGTGCGCGGCTTGAACGTGTACGGTACTCAAGTTGCCCAAGCTAAAGGCTTGGCATTGTTGGTCGCCGCAGGTTAATCTCCGTAAGGAGCTGGGTAGGGGCTTCGGCCCCTGCTTTTAAATTAACCCTAGGAGAACGACATGGCAATTATTGACGACCTCATTGCGAGCGGTTTGTCGCTTCCACAAGCGCAGCAAGTCATTGCTGAAGACGCAAACGGCGGTAGCGCAAACACTGATGGCTTGGTTACTGCTGGTTTCTCGCTCACTGAAGCTCAGGCTTTCGTTGACTACGATAACAACGGTAAGACAGCTGCACAATTGAACAACATCGTTATTCAAGGTGCTGCATCTGGCCAACAGCTAGCAGCCATCAAAGCCGCTCTCGACGTAGCATAACCGTAAGGCAAAAATGGGCACGGTAACAGCAAAAACCATCATTGACAAAGCTACGATTCAGCTGATCGACTTAACCAACATCCGTTGGACGCGAGCCGAACTTCTTTCATGGCTCAACGACGGTATGCGCCAAATCGTGCTCATCCAACCGAGCGCTTCATCGACTACGTCTGTAATTCAACTACAGGCTGGTACCCGCCAATACATTCCGAGCGACGGATGGCTTTTGCTATCTATCTATCGCAATATGGGCACAAACGGTTCTACCCCCGGTCGGGCTATCCGCATCATCTCGCGTGAGATTCTCGATAGCTTCAACCCTGACTGGAACACAGACACAGCGAAAGCTGAAGTCCGTAACTACATTTACTCCAACCAAGATCAGTTGGCGTTTTACGTGTACCCACCTAATACTGGCACGCAGAAGATTGAGATCAATTACTCTGCACAGCCGACCGACTTGACTGCGGAAACGCAATTCATCCCAATTTTTGACGTCTTCCAGTCTGCACTGGTTGACTACATCCTGTATCGCGCTTGCACTAAAGACGCTGAATACGCCCCCGGCTTACAGCTTGGTCAGGGTTATATGGCTACCTTTGTGGCGGCCATCCAAGGTAAGACTGCGTCTGAGACTACCAACGACCCGAGCATGGCGCTGGGCCCCCGTAATCCTGCTGTTCGAGGTGCTGCACAATGACCGCTGTTTCCTACGAAGTCTTCTTGCCAGAGGTCATGCCGTACGTCCAAGACGTGCCGGAAGTCGTGGCTGTGCAGGCCATTCGCAATGCTTGCATTCAGTTCTGTACAGAAACGCATTACCTACAAGAAAGTCTTGACCCCATGACCGGGCAAGAAAACGTCGGTGACTATGACTTAGAGGCTAATGAGCCCAACTACATCGTAGTGGAGATCATGCAGGCGTACTATGGTGATCAGTTGTTGATCCCTAAAGCGCAAGAAGAACTTAATCAAATTTATCGTACATCAAATTGGGAAGACCTTAAGGGTAATCCCTATTATTACTATCGCCCTCGGGTGAGCGTAATTCGTTTGGTGACTAAGCCAATCATTACTGAGGCCAACAAACTCAAAGTCAAAGCTGCAATTGCTCCATCGCGTGCGTCTACAACAGTAGATTCAGAGATGTTTGAGATATTTCTTGAAGAAATTGCGCATGGTGCTAGGGCTCGCTTGTACAACACACCAAATCAGCCTTACTACGACCCAAAGACTGCAATGGAGTATACCAAGCGCTTCAATGATGAAATGGCTGAAGTCCGTACACGCGTGTACAAAGGCCTTACCCGCGCAGCAGCAAAAATTGAATTCCAGAGGTTCGCATGACAGACAAAATCAAACTGGTTCAAAATGACACACGTCCTGCGCTAGTGTGTGTCCTTACAGATACAACTACAGGTTCACCTATTGTGTTGACTGGTGCTTCACTTGTGCTTAAATTTCGAGCAGCTGGCACTTCTACCCTTCAAGCAACGGTGCCCGGTAGCGTGACTGACGGCCCTAATGGCGGTTGTGTGTTCTACCCCGCCTCGGCTCCTGAGATGTTGACCGGTGCCCCCGGCGACTATGAAGGTGAAATCCAGATTACGTTTTCTGACGGGCAGATTCAGACTGTGTACGACACACTGAAATTTAGGATTCGCGGAGACTTTTAATGGGAATAGCGGCTAGCGGGCCACTTATCTCGGTCAGCGTAGTAGTCGTCGACCCCTCAGCCTCGGTTGCTAATATAGCGCCAGAAGCCTCAACCTCGTACGCCTCCCCTAATGCTTCGGTGTCTTACGCAACGCCCGAAGCGGTTGCCTCGTACGTCATCCCTGCGACAGCCCTGTCCTATATTGAGATCGTGTCTTCCGTCTACATGGATGATTCTGGTCGGTACCAATACAAGACAGACACGTTTGCCGTGGTAGATGAGGCCGCACTAAGTACTAGCAAATCTGTCTCTGGGGATTCATTCTCGTTTGTTGACGCTGTCTCGCTTACGCCTGCCCCTGTCTATTCGGATAGCATCAGTTTCTCGGATGTAGTTGTTCCAGTTTTAGTTTTTCTTCGTGACTTTGCCGACACTCTTACGGTCCCTGACTCACAAGTACTGCTTGTTAGCCCGGCTTACGTAGAAACTCTTGCTCCTACAGATACAATAGCCTTTAGCCATTCCAAAGCATTTGACGATGGATTCGCCATGAATGACATGGCTGATGCTGGTGGCCCGGTCTGGTCTTTTTCTGATACAACTGCTAACATCGTCACTATGGCAGATTCGTCGCTCTTGTCTAGTGACAAGGGTGTTTCTGACAATGTATCAGCAGCGGATAGTGGCGTACTGTCTATGCAAGATTATTGTGACCTAACGTACTTCCTCGAAGACTACGTTGGAACTTCACGGACCTTTTAACTAGGAGCACCCATGCTAAACGACTCATTAAAAATCACTGGTGACGTACAGATCACCGTGTTTGACCAGACTACTGGCGCAGTAAAAGACACCCGCGAGATTAAAAACCTTGTTGTGACTGCTGGTAAAACTTTCATTGCTGCGGCAATGCTGAAGACAACCACTAACAGTCCTGCTGCCATGACGCATATGGAGCTCGGCACTGGCACTACAACCGCCGCCGCTGGCGACACCACATTGCAGACTGCGATCAGCGGTTCTCGCGTTGCCTTAGCTACTGCCACTTCTTCCACTAACGTCGTGACATACACAGCTAGTTTTCCTGCTGGTACTGGTACAGGCGCTGTTACAGAAGCTGGTATTTTTAACGCGTCAAGCGCCGGTACTATGTTGTGCCGCACAGTGTTCTCAGTCGTAAACAAAGGTGCAGCTGATGCAATGAGCATCACTTGGACAATCACAGTCAGCTAAGGAGTTAATAATGGCGTTGCTTAAGTCAGTAGACACAGACTTCGGTATTCCAGCCACATACTGGAACATCGGAGCAGTACAAGAAGACTTCAAAGGCCAAGGCACTGAAGTGACTTTTTATGGTTACGCTTCTAAGGAAGCCCGTGATGCAGGTAAGCAACCTCTGAGCGCAGGTAAAGTTCAGATCGCTGGTGAAGATTACGTTGCTGGTGCTGACCGCGCTGCTTTGTATGCCATCATTAAGCAAAAGCCCGAGTTTGAAGGCGCTGAAGACGCTTAAAGGAAGCAGATGTCAACTATAACTCTACGTTCGGTTAAAGGGTCTCCGCTGACCAACGCGGAGGTAGATGCTAACTTTAGCAACCTGAATACAGACAAGTATCAGGAGGGTAGCGACATTGGTGCGGTAACCCCTGCTGCTGGTACGTTTACTACGTTAACTGCTACTGGTCAGACATCCTTGGGTGGTGCTGCTGGTAGTGAATCTTTGCGTGTAGTTACAAACCCTAGCGGAACTGATTATCTTCAGGCTATTGGTTCAACTTTTGGTAGACCTGTATTGCGGTCAAGCGGAACTGGCAACCCTTCATTGGGATTAAGTTCTCAAGGAACAGGATCAATTCAGTTTTATACAAACGTAACTGCTCAAGAGCAAATGCGTATTACGCACACAGCCTCTGCTGTGAACTACGTTCAGGTTACTGGTGCGGCTACTGGTTCAGGGCCAACTCTTTCAGCACAAGGTAGTGATACAAACATTCAAATGATTTATGCTAGCAAAGGCGGCTTTGGTCATTTGTTTAAGACTTCAGGAAATACAAACCAGTTTTCTATTGCTCACACTGGTTCAACTGCGAACTTCCCTGAAGTTGTAGGCGCTGCTACTGGTTTTGGTGTTGTTTATCGTGCTGCTGGCTCAGACACAAACATCCCTCTAGTCCTTCAACCAAAAGGAACAGGAGCCTTACAAGCCCAACAGACAGACTCTACAGCCACAGGTGGTAATGCTAGGGGTGCTAATGCTGTTGATTGGCAGACATCAAGAGCAACTGCGGCTCAAGTAGCGTCAGGCCAGTTAAGTTTTATTGGCGGTGGAACAAACAACATTGCATCACAATACAACTCAACTATTGTTGGTGGTTTTGGAAATACTGTTTCACAAGTTGCGTCATTTATTGGAGCTGGTTCTACAAACACAGCAAGTGGCGCTTACGGAGCAATTATTAGTGGCGTAGGTAATACAACCGCTGGCTACATGAATTTTATTGGCGGCGGGTTTACCAATTCAGGAACAAGCGGAAGTGCAGTAACAACCCAATCAGGCACGATGAACGGCACTACTGCTGTCACGCTTTCTGGTAGTAATGCCAACATAAAAGTTGGTCAGCTTATTTCAGGCACATCAATTGCCTCCGACACCTACGTTGCCGCCATTTCAGGTACTTCACTGACACTCAGCAAAGCAGCTAGTGGCTCATCAACATCAACCCTATCTTTCTACACCCCTCACGGAGTAGTAGTAGGTG